CCCGCCGCCCCCGCCGCCCGCGCCGCCGCCGGAGCGCATCGAGCGCGATCCGCCGCGGATCCGGCCGCGCCGGCGACCCGAGGACGAGAGCGGCGTGCAGGGCGGAGCCACGCGCCGTCTGCGAATCCCCCGCCCGGGCGCCGGTCCGTCGACTTCCGGCGGCGGCGGTATCCAGATCTGACGCATGGAGAGCGCGAAGAAGCTCTACGAGCGCCTCGCCAACGCCCGTGACCCCTGGCTGCGGCGCGCTCGGACGAACGCCCTGTACACCACGCCGGCGCTCTTTCCTCGCGAGGGTCAGGACGGGACGAGTAGTCTCGCTCAGCCGCACCAATCGCTGGGCGCTCGGGGGGTCAAGAACCTCGCTGCCAAGCTGATGCTCATCCTGCTGCCGCCGAACCTTCCGTTTTGGCGGTACTCCGTCCGGGGGTTCGAGCTTGACAAGCTCCAGGAGGGCGACGGTCCCGGGAACATCCAGAAGGCATTGGCGAAGGTCGAGAGAACCCTCCTCGGCCGACTGGAGACGTCCAACCTCCGGTCCATCTTGTTCGAACTGTTGAAGCAGCTCCTGGTGGCCGGGAACGTCCTACTGTGGCACAACCGGCAGGAGAACACCTACCGCCTGCTGCGCATGGACACCTACGTGGTCCGGCGGTCGCCCTCCGGCGAGGTTACGGACCTCGTCATCAAGATGCAGCAGCGCAAGGACCACTTCACAGACGAGCAGCGGCTCGTCCTGGAGCTGGACAAGGAGAACGCTTCCGAGCTGGACTCCGAGAAGCCGGTCGATCTGTACACGCGTGCCTCCCTTGAAGGAAATCGGTACGTCGTGCACCAGGAAGTGAACGAAAAGATCGTGCCGGGCTCCGAAGGCTGGTACCCGCGGTCGTCTCCGGTCTGGATTGCGGCCCGCCTGTTCCCCGAGGACGGGGAGGACTGGGGCCGTAGCTACGTCGAGGAGTACATCGGCGACCTATTCACGTACGACGGGCTGATAGGCTCCATCCACGATGGCGCTGCCGCCGCGGCGAAGATCTTGATCTTCCTGGAGCCCAGCTCCGCGACCCGTGCACGAGACTTGGAGAAGCCGAACCTGTCCATCGTCAGCGGGCGGGCGCGTGACGTGTCGTTCCTCGGCATGGACAAGGCGGCCGACTTCAGGGTTGCCCTGGAGGCTGCCCGAGACGCTGCGGCGCGGCTGGAGCATGCGTTCCTGCTGAATTCGACGGTGCAGCGCCAGGCCGAGCGCGTCACGGCTGAAGAGGTCCGCTTCATGGCGAGCGAGTTGGAGGACGCCCTGGGTGGCGTCTACTCCAGCCTCGCCGATGAGCTGCAGGTGCCGCTGGTCAGGCTCAACGAGCGCATCATGACCCAGGCCAAACAGCTTCCGGAGCTGCCTGACGACGTCAATCCCACCATCACCACCGGACTCGCGGCGCTCGGCCGCGGCCAGGACTTGAACCGCATCAAGGGATTCCTGTCCGACCTGGGCCAACTTGGTGGGCCGGAGATTCTGCAGAGCGTGCTCGGCGTGGACGAACTGATCCGGCGCCTGAGTGCCGGCTGGGGCATTGACCCCGAGGGTCTGGTGCTCGACCAACAAGAACAGCAGCGCCGCCTGGGCCAGCAGCAGCTCCTACAGCTCTTGCAGTCCGCCGGCCCGAACGTCATCGAGCAGATCACTCAGGAGCGAGGAGTCGACTCCCTACTTCCCAACAACCTGTGAGGACTACATGGCAGATGCGAATCCGGTCCACGCGCCCGTCGCACGTGACGAGGACGTGGACGCGCCGTCCGACAAGCCCAAGCGCAAGCCCCGCAAGCCGGCCCCGGAGACGGACGCCAAGCCCCGCGGCAGCGCGGAGCTGACCTCCTTCGGTACCCGAAAGGGCGAGCTGTACCCCGTGCTGCGTGCTCCGAGAGCCGACCGCGGCGAGGCCGAGCCGCAGCCCACGGGCATCAAGCGGGTGGACCACTGATGAGCGAAGTCACCGTCGACTCCGGCAACCCCGGCGTCCAGGACGCGGCGGCCCAGAAGGCCCACAACGACGCCATGATCGCGCGCGCCGATGGGCGACAGCCCCCGGCAGAGAAGGGCAACACGCCCGCCGACGCGCCGGCTCCGGAGCCGAAGCCCGAGCGCCCCGACGACATCCCGGAGAAGTTCTGGGACGCAGAGAAGGGCGCGGTTCGGGTCGATGCTTTGCTCAAGAGCTATCGCGAGCTGGAGTCGGCGCGCGGGCGCGGCGAAGCTGCTGACGACAAGCCGGCTGACGACGCCGCCGCGGCTCGTGATGCGCTGGACCAGCGCGGCCTGAACCTCGACGAGTTCACTCGCGAGTTCCAGGAAAGGGGAGAGTTGACCCCGGCCAGCTACGAGAAGCTGGAGAAGTCGGGGCTGTCCAAGCATGTGGTCGATGACTTCATCGCCGGCCAGCAGGCCAGGCAGCAGATCTTCGTGTCTGCCGTGCAGGAGGCCGCTGGCGGTGCGAAGGAGCAGCAGGCCCTGTTCGAGTGGGCCAGCTCGCTTCCCGAGGACGAGATCGCGAGAGCGAACGAGGTTCTCGCGTCGGGCGACATCGAGCGCGCGAAGTCCGTCATCCGCGACCTCAAGAGCCGCCGGGAAGAGGCGATGGGTCGTGACCCCTCGCTGGTCGACGGCTCCACCCGCGGCGCGGCCGGCGGCGAGGCGTTCTCCAACTGGGCTCAGGTCAAGCAGGCTATGAGCGACCCCCGCTACCAGACCGACGCGGCCTACCGGTTGCAGGTCGAGCAGAAGCTCGCCCGCTCCAACATCTGACTACCCCGCTCGGCTTCGGCCGGCGGGCGCGGGGCTCCGAAAGGGGCCCCTGCTTTCTTCTTGCTCTGAACGAATGGCGCCGCGCGCGCGCCCGGCTACGGCCGGACAACGCCCGACGTCTGTGCCAGGACGTGTGAGCAGACCCCGCAGGCCCGCACAGGGCCGTTTCTGTTCCATCCATTCCTGGAGAAAATCCCATGTCCAATGCAACGGCGCTTCGCGCCGGCGAGGTCGGCTCCGACGAGTTTGCCCTCTTCCTCAAGGTCTACGCGGGAGAGGTACTCACGGCGTTCGACGAGCTCAACATCTCGATGCCGCACGTCACCGTGCGCAGCATCGACCACGGCAAGTCCGCTTAACCCACCCCATGAACTGGGCGGACTCTAAACACGCCGTAAATTCGGGGAACCCCTCACCACCGCCAGAGGGCAATCCCGAGCCAAGTCAGCGCAATGAGCGCGAAGGTGTAGAGACTAGACACGGCGCAACCCTGATTGACTGCTCCGGCTGTGGAGCCCGTCTGCGTCCCGAGGACTTCTACAAGAAGGACCGAAGTGGACGCCGCGATTCTACTTGCAGGCGATGCCGCATTGTCCGCCAACGAGAGCGGGCTCTCGGCGTCACTGACGGCGAGTATTGGGCGCTCTACCGCAAGCAGTCAGGCAAGTGCGGCATCTGTCGACGCCGCCTCTACTCGAAGCGATACAAGGCATTTTGCGTGGACCACAGCCACGTCACCGGAGAGATCCGGGGCCTGCTGTGCCATAACTGTAATGGCGCCATCGGCATGCTTCGAGATTGCCCAGCAACGCTTGCGCGCGCTGCTGCATGGGTGGAAGGGATAGTCCACCCCTCCGAGTAATCGGAGGAGAAGGGGAAGCAGTTCCCCGTCACCTGGAAGCTGACGGCTTCCGAGCACACGCCCGGCACCGAGCTGCTCGGTCAGACCTCCGAGGTGAACGAGGTCGTCATCGCCATCGAGAAGATGCTGGTGGCTGACGCGTTCATCCCTGAGATCGACGAGGCGATGACGCACTACGAGTACCGCTCGATCTACAGCCGGCAGGCCGGCCTCTCGCTCGCCAACGCGATGGACCAGCGCAACTTCCGCGCCGCCGTCCTGGCCGCGCGCGAGTCGGCGCTCATCACCGGCGGCAACGGCGGCTCGCAGCTCACCAACGTCACCGAGACCGACTCCGCGGCCATCGCGGACGCGTTCTACACGGCGGCTCAGACCTTCGCCGAGAAGGATGTCCCGCTGACGGACGCCATCGGCGTCCTGCGCCCGGCGCAGTACTTCCTGCTGCCGCGTGACACCACCATCGTCAACAAGGACTGGGGCGGCGAGGGTTCCTACGCCCGCGGCGCGGTCAAGCTGATCGGTGGCGTCCCCGTGCGCTGGTCGAACAACGTCCCGTCGACGAACCACACGACCGGTCCGACCGTCCTGCAGGGCGACTTCAGTCTGACCATCGGCACCGTGTTCCACCGGAGCGCGGTCGGCGTGGTGAAGCTGCGGGACATCTCGACCCGGGCCGACTACGACCCGCGGCGCCTCGGCACGCTGGTTGTCGCGAAGATGGCGACCGGCACCGACCACCTGCGCCCGGACGGCGCGGTCGAGATCCAGAAGCCGGTGTAATCCGGCCCTGCTTCTCAGCACCTCATGGGGGCACCTTCGGGTGCCCCCTTTTTTTCTGGAGGCCCCATGTCCCTGACGCCGACAACCGAGCTGGAAGCGGTCAACATCATGCTGGAGACCATCGGCGAGGCCCCGGTGTCCTCCCTGGAGGTCGCTACTTCGCGGGTTGACGTCGGCCGCGCGCGCGCCATCCTGCGTGAGCAGCTCCGCTCGCTACTACAGCGGGGGTGGGACTTCAATACCGACCGGAAGTACACCCTGGTCGCGGACAACGACGGCACCGTCCAGGTGCCACCCAACGCCCTGATGATCGATCCCACCCTACGTACGGACGACCTTGTTGAGCGCGCGCGGAAGCTGTGGGATCGCAAGAACCACACCTTCACGCTGAGCCGCAACGTTGACGTCGACGTCGTGTGGTTCCTCGACTTCGACGAGTGCCCCGAGGCGGTCCGCTTCTACGTAACCATCCGCAGCGCGCGCGTGTTTCAGCGCCGCGAGCTGGGCGATGAGGGCATCGAGGCGTTCACCGAACAGGACGAGTTCCTCGCGCTGACGAGCATGCGCGAGGCCCACGAATTCACGCGCGATCATTCGATGCTGAACAGTCCCGAAATTTGGCGCGCCCGCCGCTCGGGGAGGCTGCTGTAATGCCTCTTCGTGCTGGCGCCATCCCCAGCCTCATCAACGGCGTCTCGCAGCAGGGCCCGTCCCTACGACACCCGACGCAGGGTGAGGAGCAGATCAACTTCGTCTCCTCGGTGGCGAGCGGACTGGAGCGCCGCCCGCCGACGCAGCACGTCGCCAAGCTCATGGACTCTCCGGCCGATGCGCCCTTCGTTCACGAGTTTGCTCGCGACCTGACGGAGCAGTTCGTGGTGGTCATTTCGGGCGGTACCATCCGGGTGTTCAGTCTGATCGATGGTAGCGAGGCCGCGGTGAGTACCCCGGACGGCACGGGCTACCTGACGACGACCGCTGACGCGCGTGATGCGTTCTCTGCGGTGACCTTCGGCGACTTCACCTTCATCGTGAACAAGGAGCAAGTGGTCGCGATGTCTGCGGCCACCTCCCCCGGTAGCCTCGCTGGCACCGTGCAGGCATTCGAGGATCTGCCGGCCTCGCCGGCCAACGGCAGCATCTACAAGGTCATCGGTGACGCCCGAGACGACTTCACGTCGTACTACGTGAAGTTCGACACGGACGCGTACATCGAGTGGATTGCGCCGGGCATCCCGTTCGAGTTCGATCTGACCACCATGCCACACGTCCTCCTCAACAACGGGGACGGAACCTTCACCTTCGAGCAGGGGGAGTGGTGGGACCGGGAGGCCGGTGACGAGGACAGCGCCCCGGACCCGTCCTTTGTAGGCAAGGCCATCAAGGACGTGTTCTTCGTGCGCGGCCGCCTGGCCGTCGTCGCCGGCGAGTCCGTCATCACGTCGCGCAGCAGCGGTGACGAGGGTGGCTTCTTCTCGTTCTGGCCGCGGTCCGTGCAGTCGTCGCTCGACACCGACCCCATTGATCTCGATACGCCGAGCGGGCGTGCCTCGCTGTTGCAGTACGGCGTGCCGTTCGCGCGGACCGCGGTGGTCTTCTCGCGGCTCGGGCAGTTCCTGCTGACGGCGACCCAGACCATGACCCCAGAGACGACCGACATAGTCCTTGCGACAGAGTTCGAGTCGTTGCCCAACGCGAAGCCGGTCGGGCTGGGCAAAGATCTGTACTTCGCCGTCGACAACGGCTCGCACGCCACCATTCGCGAGTACTTTGTTGGCCGTGACGACCAGGATTCTGCCAACGACGCCACCGATGTTTCTGCGCATGTTCCGCGGTACATCCCAGAGGGCGTACACCGCCTAGCCGCCGCGTCGAACCTGAACACGCTGCTGGTCCTCACCAGCGGCGAGGCCGACGCGCTCTACACGTACACGTTCTTCTGGGAGGGAGACCAGCGCGCACAGGCGGCGTGGAGTAAGTGGAAGCTGGGAGCCGGCGCGAACATCCGGTCCGTCTTCACGTTCGGTTCGCGTGGCTTCTTCACGGTCGACCGGGAGGACGGGCTCTATCTGGAGCACGTCGACTGGAACGCTGACCCGTCGACCACCGATCTCGGCGTTACCGTACACCTCGACCGCCGCGTGCGGGTCCAGGGCGTATACGACGCGGGGACCGACAAGACCACGTGGACCCTGCCCTACGCGACCGACGGGACTCCCCAAGTGGTCTTGAGCGAGGACTGGTCGGAGCAGATGGGCGTCTCGCCGAGTATCTCGGCGCCCTCCACAACGACCCTTGAGGCGGTCGGAGACTGGTCGGCCAACGATACTTACATCGGGCTGCCATACGAGTCTCGCTACCGGTTCAGTGAGCAGTTCGTTCGCTCGCGGCCGTCGTCGAACGCGGCCGGTACTGCTGGTGTCGCCCAGTCGGGCCGTCTACAGCTTCGCCACCTCACCGTTCGATTTCGCCGCACCGGAATGTTTCGTATTGAGATCTCCGGGCCCGGGCGGGACACCTCAACGCAGATCTTCTCGGCGCCCGTGCCGGCCGAGGCTTCGGCCGCGAAGCTGGACGACAAGAAGGTCTTGCACTCTGGAGACTTCAGCGCCGCCGTGCTGGGCCGCAGCTCCGACGTGGGC